AACGCTTTGTTATATGCAAGTTCTCTTTTATAATTTTGATATTCTCTGTATTTAGAGCGTGATAATTCATATGCATACATATTAATATTATTTAACTCAAATTCAGTAAAACAAAAATCACTGTAAGCAGATTCATAGAGTTCCGTACATTTCTCTCCATTTCCGAATAAGTTTATTGAGTCGCTCAGTTTTTTCTCCCATACCGTATTTTTGTTTTTTGGGTGCTCCGGGACACTTGACATTAGAATAGTCGTATTTATTGACTTTGTCCCAGATAACCCTTTGTATATCTTCTGGGAGTTCGTTTGTCGCTTGACAAAACGAGAGAATGTAGTCGTACGTGTGTAAGGCGATATAGTCATCCATTTCATTTTACATTTTTAAAAATAACTTTTGTACTTAGGTTTTTTAGGAACTTCTAAAATTACAGTTTCGTTAGCTTCATTTTTTGTAGTAATATAATCATAATCACATAATCTTACAGATCGAGACATTTCATTTTCTTTAATTTTTGGTTTCGGTGCTAATAAATTACATACACTTGAATAAAATGTATACATTACTATTTTTTATCATTATTTTTTTATATTATACATACAAGATGGTATCACTCCAGGATTTACCTAAAAAAGTTCAATATATTATTATAGATTCTGAATATGTAAAAGGAACAAATAATACGTTTAGTGTAGATCTTACACTCGAATCAAATTTACATTTAGAAGAAATGTCACAGGTATGCGGTGTAAAACCGGTAGATTTTTACATAACACAAATAGGTGAAAACGATCTAACTGGTAATACAAATGTTGCAAAATATGTAGATATTATATGTCCTGATATACCTAAACGTGGACAAATATTAAACGAACGTAATGGTGAAATTCTTGCGCGTGTACCATTAGAACGAAGTTTTACAGGGAGTAATGATTTTATTATGCGTGATAAACAATGGAGATCATTTCAAAGACAAACTAATTTTTTTAACCCTATATCTATACAAAAACTTCATTTTGAGATATATGAATCACAGGGTGATCAAGACTATGCATTACTTCAACCAGATGCGTCGTGGTATATGGTTCTTGAAATAACAACAATAGATGTCAAAGAAAAACCGACTGACAGAGAACTTCAAATATTAGAAGCTTTACGTAAACTTATAGGCAAGATAGATGAACTTAACATAAATGTTAAAAAACTTCCCGATAAGGAGGATATCGAAAAAATGGAAATTGAAAAAAAGAAAAAGTACCCATTTCGCTATTTACTGTTATTCATAGCCATGATAATAGGTGGATTTGTATTTGTCAAAAATAAATTTACTCCTTCGGTTCCGCAACCTTCTTTTTAACGACCCGTTTAACGGTTTTTCTTTTTGGAGTTGGTGGAGCTGGCTCTGGAGCTGGCTCTGGAGCCTTTGGTGGAGCTGGAGCCTTTGGTGGAGCTGGAGCCTTTGGTGGAGCTGGAGCCTTTGCTGGAGCTGGAGCTGGAGCTGGAGCTGGCTCTGGAGCCTTTGGTGGAGCTGGAGCCGAAGCTGGTGGTTCAATTACATCCACGATTTGTTTAAGAATACCATAAACGGTTTCTTTGTTAATTTTTGGTCGCTGAAGAGCAGTTTCAATTTGTTCCCTGATAGAGTTCATCGCGTAATATATATAAAAGAAATATTATCTTTATACTAAATGTTATTCATTGGTCCAACTCTCCTGAGTGGTATAGGTCAACACTGTAAAAAATATATGGACCTTTTTCCACAAAGTAAGTATATTGAGATCCATAAAGAAATACCAGAATGTGAAAGAGCGTTTATATTTGCTTTACCTGTACAGTATTGGTTAGATAAGATACCTGAAATAAAAAGAAAAATCAAACACGTAACGTGTATGACAGTTTGTGAAACCGAAACAGTACACGAAGATTATGGTAAACTTTTTGAACTCTTTGACAAAATTGCTGTACCGAGTGAATTTTGTAGAAAAGTATTTAAGCGTCAGTTTCCTGATACTAAATTTTACGTCATACACGCACATATACCCGATAAAAGACCGTATACGTTTTACCATATAGGTAATGTTCATGATACACGAAAAAACTTTAATAAAATCTTGGAAACATTCCTACGTATGAATAAACCAGATTCGCGTTTGATTGTAAAAGCAACGTGTAAACAACCCGTGGAAGCGCGAATACCTAACGTTACGTTTATAAACGGGCTCATATCAGATGAAGAAATGGAAAGTATACATGCCATGGGTGATTGTTATGTAAGTTTTTCAAGTTCCGAAGGCGTTGGTATGGGTGCAGTCGAAGCAGCTTTACGAAACAAACCTGTTATTATAACGGAATATGGGGGTGCACCCGAATATATCAAAACACCATATACTATAAAATGCGGTTTACAAGAAATACCAAAAGATGATTTTTTGTTTAAAGCGGGGATGAAATGGGGTAAACCCGATGAAAAACAATTACGAGAGTTTATGGAAGATGCATATTCCAAGAAAATAAGGTATATGGAACATCCGAGAACACATATGTTGACATGTAAAGAAAATGTATTACAAGAATTCGTCGATAATGTAGTTGGTGAGATAAGTAATGATACCAGTTAAGATAGCACCTGACATAAGTGAACCTCGTTGCATAATAAGCATTGCTACAATATCATCAATGAACTTGACATTAGTTGGTTTTTTAAAAACCTCTGGTGCGATCTTTGAAATTACAAGATAAAGAGACATCGCTACGATAACGGGTCGAAGTGTTTCCTGATCTAACATGTTTTATAATATCGAAATATTTAATTTTGGCTTGGTTCCTAACACTTCATCATCTATTCTATGTTTTTTACAATAACACCCACACACGGCTTTGAATGAACATTTCTTTCCTGACAATGTAAAAGCCTGACATATTTTAGTTGTATGTACAGGTTTTTCTGGTACTGAACTTAAAACTTGTATAGGTCTTTTATTTTCACATTCAAGTTTCCGTTTTCTCATCTTATTTATTATATCCGCCATTTCCTCGGGTGTCTTTTTACAATTTTTTATATTTTTAGATATACGTAAACAATCTTCGTAACTTTGAACATTTGATTGATGTTTTTTAGTGAGTATATTCTTAGTATCACTAAAATTCGTCTGTATAACAGTAGGTAAAAAATATTGAGACATTTTACTTTTTTAGTTTTTAATGAAAAAAAAATAACTTAGGTTAATAAAGAATGTGGTTCTTTGTAAAACTCAGAAGAACTTATAGTTTTACTCTCGGTGAGTAGACATGTATATCAAATTTGTAATTGTTTTAATGGACATGATGTGAAAATCACTCAACATATAGTCTGGATTACATGATAATTCTAATATACGCTCATTATCATCTGGTCTCACAGACGTTTCGAATTTTCGGATATAATCGGCAACTACATAAATTATAGCGTCAATATATTCTTCTATAGCCATTTCTAACCATGAATTTTTAGGTGTACCCCATGTAACTGTATCCATATCAACACGCACACCGTGGCCATATTTTGTTTTCCCCAATTCAAGTCTTTTTAAAATAAATTCTCGCATATTATATTTGTATAATAAAACTTTTAACTGTATTGTTCAATCGTTATTATATTTAATATAGTATACACGGAATAATAAAGTATATACGTGTCTATAGATACATATATAAACATGATCAAACCTATTATTAGATAAATTGTGTGAAAATACACATATTTCATATTCATTTGTAAAATGCCGTATACTACTGTACCCGAAAACACGAGATTTATAATATTTATCAAATTAGGAAGTATAAAAGTAAATAGACAATTTGTAAAAAATATAAAAAGGTGTGCGATTTTATTAAATAGTATATCCAATCTTTCAAGTTCGTGTTCGGACTCGGGCTCATGCTCAGGTTCAGGTTCAGGTTCTTCCTGAACCGGTGGTTGCATTTCTAAATTTATCCCTAGAGCCGGTACTCCATTGGGTTGTCTTACCTGATTGTAATACATAAAAAATAAAGACTAATACTTTTTATGTACCTTAAATGGACAAAAGAATGTTATTTATGTGAATGTCCCTTAGAACCATGCGTACACACAAATAATACAAATGAACGTATTATTGTCCGTGAATATAGGAAACTACGTCCAATCTTTATGATTAATAATAACATGTATTTAAAATTTTTTGGTATGAATATAAAGCGCGTTTGTTATGCGTGCTATATAAATTCATATAAAGTTAGTGTCGACACGTTACGTGATAGAGAATGTGGTCGTATAAAAAACATCTATCCTACACCCAAGTCAAAAACAAAAGACGAATTAGTATATTGGTTTGAAGGATTAAAAAGATACTTAAGTAAGAACCTCGAAGTATAAAAAGTATGAGTGAAAGTATACAAAAACTCACGCACGTGGAACATATACTGAAACGCCCGGATTCATACGTTGGTCCAGTTTCACGTGTTGGAGAACCCTATTGGATTTATGAAAATGGTAATTTTGAAAAGAAAACGGTTGTGTATTCACCCGCACTTTTAAAAATATTTGATGAAATTTTAGTCAATGCAATTGACCGCAATTCATTGTACCCAAAAAATGTAACATCTCTATGTGTATCTGTTGATAAAACATCGGGTGAAATATCCATAGAAAATAACGGTCCATTGGGAGGGATCGAGGTGAAAATGCATGAAAAAGAAGGTATATGGAATCCCGAATTAACGTTTGGTCATTTACTCACGAGTACAAATTATGATGATACACAAGAACGCGTCGTCGGTGGTCGAAATGGGTACGGTGCAAAACTTACAAATGTATACTCGACAAAGTTTTCGATAAAAATAAAGGATGGAGAAAATAAATGTATATATACACAAGAATGGTCAGATAATATGAAAAAATGTGAACCGCCGAAACTAAAAAAGTATTCTGGAACTACATCAAGTGTTTGTATATCATTTATTCCAGATTGGAAACGGTTCGGTATGACAAAAATAGATGATGCTATATATAAAATTTTTGAAAAACGCGTATACGACGCAAACATTTGTACTTCGCAAAATTGTAAAGTGAAATTTCAAGGTGAACCTTTACCAAAATGTTCATTCAATACATACTCTAAAATGTACACAAAATCCGATGAAATGTGTACGTTTACGAGTGATAGATGGTCAGTGTGTATTGCACCTTCCGAAGATGGATTTGAACAAGTATCGTTTGTAAATGGAATATGTACAACAAAAGGTGGTTCTCATGTTGATCATGTTTCTGGTATACTCGCAAATGGTATTATTGAAGATATGGCAAAAAAGATAAAACTTCGCCCGCAACAGGTTAAGAATGCTTTCTTTGTGTTTGTAAAAGCAACTCTTGTTAACCCGAGTTTCAGTAGTCAGGTTAAATCAGAGTGTACGCTCAAACCACAAGATTTTGGTAGTAAATTCGAACCACCAAAGACGTTTATTAAAAATATTTTAAAAACGAGTGTACAAAACGAGCTTCTCGCTTTATCGAAGTTTCGCGAAATGAAGGAACTCAAAAAAACGGATGGAACGCGTAAATCGAAAATAACGGGTATACCCAAACTCGACGATGCAAATAAGGCGGGTACCACACAATCTGAAAAATGTACACTCATTGTTACCGAAGGTGATTCTGCAAAAACACTCGCTATCGCGGGTCTTTCCGTAGTTGGTCGTGACCATTACGGTGTTTTCCCTCTTCGTGGTAAGTGTAAAAACGTCAGAGATGCTAGTGTAAAACAACTCACCGAAAACAAAGAGTTTAACGATCTCAAAAAGATTTTAGGACTTCAACAGGGTAAAGTGTACACGTCTCTTTCCGAACTCAGGTACGGTAAACTTATGATCATGACAGATGCAGATAACGACGGAAGTCATATCAAAGGTCTCATTCTTAACATGATACATTATTTTTGGCCAAGTTTACTCAAACTAAACTTTGTCGTGAGTATGGTTACACCAATCATAAAAGCGACGAAAGGCTCGGAAACTAAATCGTTTTATACCGATTCTACATTCAGACAATGGTACGGTAACGGTAAACAAGGGTGGAAAATTAAGTATTACAAGGGTCTAGGTACATCTACATCCGCAGAAGCTCGTGAATATTTTAAAAAAATAAAAGATCTCACTGTTCAATTTAACACAGATGAAACCATGGACGATTCCATTATTCTCGCGTTTGATAAATCAAAATCAGATTCGAGAAAAACATGGCTACTCGAAAGTACCGAAAAGAGACCTTCTGAATTGGAAATACCATATGGAAACGTTGAACGACTCGGTATATCCGACTTTATTCATAAAGATCTTGTAAATTTCAGTCTCGCAGATTTAAAAAGGTCTATTGCACACGTCTCCGATGGTTTAAAACCGTCACAAAGAAAAGTGTTATACGCGTGTTTTACTAAAAATCTTACATCCGAAATGAAAGTCGCACAGTTAGCGGCATACGTTTCGGAGAAGACATCGTATCATCACGGTGAAGTCTCTTTGGCCGATACGATTGTAAAACTTGCACATAATTTTATGGGTTCGAATAACATAAATTTACTCGAACC